TCATTCGCTTCGAACAGAACATCATCAGAAGCGCTGAACTGAAATTTACCTTGCAAGAAATCATGAACAACGATGTTTGGGGCATAAAGGATACGCCGAAGCAGAAGATCGTCGAAGCGAGATTCATCAGGACTCCGGCACCAAATCCGTCACGTGGAACGGCGTGGTACGACTACGTACTCCCGCCATTTGTAGTCATGGTTAACCGGTGGGACGACTCTTACAATGCAACTCACCAAGCCCGTTGGTAACGGGCTCTACCCGAATCCGAGGTAAGCATCATGGCTATTGGATACGTATATCTAGATCCTAACTACATCGACGAACGCCATTGGGAATACAAATGGCACGACGAGCCGGAGAATTCGCGTCTCCTATTTCACTTTGATCCGAGCGACATCAAGTTCGACGTAAAGACTAAATGGAAGCCGGGAAACAAGGACCGAGACGTGAATGGCGAGCTTGAAATTCCGTGGCTATACGAAGATGACACGAGCCCGAGTGTGCTTGGCATGAAGCTCATGTTCACCGACTATGCCGAGTCATCGGAGATTGTCCCAACTGAGGGTAAAACTCGTCGGGTCGATACTAATAGAAGCGGAAGAACGGCCGTATCTACTCAGCGATCACTTGAGATTCTTGAGGCGATGTCGCTTCCAATTAGAGAGAAGTGGTATCAGGAACTCGATCAGAAGATCATCGGCCCGATTGCCGTGACTGAATATTTCCGGCGGATACGTGGAAAGAAGGGGCCAATAAGTGTCGAAGAATTAACACCGGCTGGCGAACAGCCGCGGTCTCACGCTGTCGACGTTACACAAGTAACAGGAAATCGCCTTGTCGATCACGTATGGCATCCTCCACGTCCTCTGATATTGAAACTGATCACGCAAGAAGACTTCAGATGCGTCATCCAAAATCTTGAGATCGATATCGTCGCAATTGATAACATGACAGGTCATCCTACCATTGCCATCGCGAATATCGAATTCGTCGAGTGGCCAGACTATAAGGGAACTGTTGGAAACGGACTCGTTGTCGCCGCAAATGAGAAAGTTGATGAGGTCACGTCGCTAAAAGAATGGACGAAGAAAGTCCAGTCCGGAGAAATTCGCGAAGCGACGCCATCAAAGACGCAGACCATTGCGAACTATTACTTTCAGAAAGAAAAGCCGACAGAGAAGTAGGGGGCGCTTATGCCGATCTTTGCGGGAAGTCGCTATGAGGGACTGAAGTTCACTCCTCTTATAGAGGCAGACAACTCGACAACGAAGAAGTTCATTCATCTTCGTATTCCTCCTCGATATTCTCTCGTCACGCAGCACGAGCTTCTTCCAGAAGAAGAACTGGATTTGCTTGCGTATGAGTACGGTGGTCAGGCGAGGCGGTGGTGGCAGATTGCCGAGGCCAATAGTCTATTCTGGCCACTTGATCTTCCACAGGCAACTAGATTGGATATGCCCTTCTAATGTGCCCGGTCGAGTCTACAGGCTCGTATAGATCGCTGAATGAGACGAGTAGAGCGCCTCTGTATCCATTCATTGGGATACAGGTTGGAACGATGACTGCCGTCGAACTTGGAATTCAGCATCTCGTAAAGGGAGGAAAGATAGATCTTGATATCGACAAGATCTCATACGCAGAGGTCTATATCGATAATGTCAATGTTCAGCTAACCGATGACATCCTGTGGAGTGAGGGAACCATTGCGCACCTCACGACGGGATACGCGAATAGGCCGGATCGGATCAATCGTCATGGAAGTTTCGCGTTATCGAGCCCTCGATTTGAGTTTGGCGGACAGCAGCAAAGAATCATCCTATCAGGTCTGGGAGATGGCGCTCCGCTCGCGATTCAAGCAAAGCGGCGAGTCTTTGAAGGAATGACTTACGATCAAATCGTAATAGAGATTGCAAAGGAATATGGGTACGAGACCAACGACATAACAATTCCTCTACGCGAAACCATTCCCAGTGTTACTCAGGCAGGAATGACCGACTACGCATTCTTGAAAGAACTTGCCCTTCGGTCTGGAACTGATTTCTTTGTTCGGGGAAACAATCTCTACTTCATGATTCCATCAATCAAGCCAACAAACCAGCCTCACATAGTCGACGCTGCTGGAGACGGGGCACGCTCCATCACGTTCTCAATCGACGGAATGGGAAATTCGGCGGAAATAATCTCGTCTCCAATCAATCCAATGACAGGACTATTCGAGACGGTAACATCTCAATTTGTTCCAGACAATATTCTACACGTCAAATCTAGCGATCAGATCGACATAGAAGAACTTGTTCGATACAAGACTATCTACGTCGACGGGCGTGGAAATCTCTTGTCGCAAGGAGCGCTTCAGACAATGCTGGACGCAGAAGCGAATCGACGAAAGCAGGTAGTTCGAGTACGGGCTGTTGTCGATGGAATGGAACAGCTTGCTCCGCGACAATTCGTCATGTTTCTCAATGTTGGATCTCGATTCTGTGGGCCATACTACGTCACGCACGTTGTCCATGAAGTTCGAAAGCAAGGATCAGATTACGTCACTATCTTTGAAGGAGAGCGAACAACGACGGGAAAATATCGGCGAACGATTCCATCGTCAGGATCGGATTCTGTAGGAGGAACGCCAACTCCTTATATGAATGTCTCAGGATCGAGTGAGGCTGAAGTCTAATGGCAGCTAAGCACTACGGAATACATCGAGCGGTCGTTGTTAACGTTGACGATCCGAAGCGACTTGATCGAATCAAAGTTCGTGTTCCAGAAGTACTTGGAAACGAGATTACTGACTGGGTATGGCCAAAGCACCCAGCAACGTTCTGGAGTTGGAAGCCAATAGTCGGATCTCCAGTGTGGGTTGAATTCGAGGCGGGTGACGTTGATCGACCGCTATACAGCGGAACGTGGTATCCCCAGTACAAGGGCCGTAGCACGATTCCTTATGAGTCGAAGGCAGAATACCCATTTCATCGGATGATTGCGACTCCTCGTGGGCATAAGATCGAATTCAAGGATATCAGCACACAAGTAAACGAAAATACCAAGAGCGAGGAGGATATCGAAGACTCGACGAATTATATGCGCCTATCGACGCCGATTCCAGAAGGAAAGCTTCATGGACACATCGTCGAACTGAACAATACCAAAGATTCCGAACACGTCTCGATTCAGACAGTGAAGGGCAACACGATTGGACTATCTGATGTTGATGGAGACGAACGCGTCTTCGTGGAGACGCCGGGCGGGCACAAAATCGAAATGGATGACACGAACACAACGCTGACGATTGCGCACTCAGACAATACAACGAAGATCGAGATAGATAGCAGCGGGAATGTGTCCATCATCGCGAATGGCAATATTTCTTTGTTGGGAGGCGGCGGGCTAATCCCGGCCTTAGGTGGAGTCGTGTGCGCGAATACTCCTAGTCACCCGTGCGTATTCAGTGGAGGACCACATCCGGGTGGATCGCAACACGTGGAAGCGAGTCAGTAGTGCCACTCATTAAGTCAGTCATGCTTAACTCAATGGTATCTAAGCTGCCCAGTGAGTGGCAGCCGCAGTGGGCAGATCCGGCTCCCGACCCGCTGACGCCACCTCGGCAGTGGGTAGATGCTGTCTTCGCTGATATCATCACTATGTGGAGCACGTGGACGGCGCTTCCGTTCAACATGGATAACGGAGGAGCAACATCTCCGGCATCTCATAAGCATGCAGTAGTGATTCCTTTCGTACCGGTAACGATTGCTGCGTTAGCCCTTGGCTATACTGGAAACCCTTCGGGTCTTGCTGCTCAGTACTTCACTGCTCTTGCAACTGAGATCGCCACCCATTTCGGAACCATTGAGACGAATGTGTACACCGCTGGTGCGACTCTTCACGACCACTCGTTACCGGGTCCTGTTACTATTCCCGTTCCTCCCGTGCCTCCAAACTACGATCCTCCGTATGGAGTAGCGACTCCTCCGCTACATCCATTCGCGTCGACTGCCGGAGACTTGAAAGATGCGATCATCGGCGCGCTGGGAGGGCTTTCTCCGCCCGTTGAAGGAACCGACGTCATCGTTACTCCGGGAGATCCTCCGGTAACGGAGAATAGTCTTGAAGTGATCTTCACAGCATTCTCCGAGGCAGTGTGTGAACATGTCGCAAATTATGCGGTCGTGGCATCATCGATAGACCCGGTTACCCCGACTCCGGGTCATTGGCACGTGGTGAGCTGATATGGGTGCAATTGACAAGTTCTCTGAGACGCTAACAAGCACGGGCAGGGATGATCTCGTGACAGTGCTGCAGGCTATGTCAGATGGGCAGTACAAGCGTCGGATAACAGAAATCGAGTCTGATCTCGCAAAGATAGTCTCTGAGATCAACGAAACCAATAGCAGGAGAGAACAACTATCGGGGCAGAGAGCCCTTCTTGAGCGGCTACTAAAGAAGATGGATGAGCATGAGAAATCGCATGTAGCGGATCTTGAGATGCAGCTATTTAAACTCCATCTGTCCAATCAATTGGACAAGCTCAAGGTTAGGATAGCAGAAACTCGTCCGGACGACGAGTTGAAGAGAAAGCACGACCTTACGCAAGAAAGGGCGCTGCTTGACGCGGGGCGAAGAATCGCCATCTCGTTGATGGGGAGAATCGCGCGGAATCAGGAGTCTGGTAATGCCAGCACCAGCTAGGCCAACTGCATCTATCGTGAACATCAATCACGAAACTCGTGAAGTAACCGTAAATGTGGCAGGAATCGCCGTGGTGTTCAGGGCCGAGTTATTCGATATGGACGCGAATGTGGTGGCCAGCAATCAGATCAGTGCTCCGGGAACGATGATAGTCATCGTTCCGAGGCGAGGTATCAGCTACTCACTCGTCGTCATTTCCGGAGATGGGTCGGTTCCAATCGACTGGTCGCAACCGGGAATGGCTGCGAGCGTAATCATTCGGCCGCTAGAAGAAGAGGAACAGCCGGAAATTGGTGTTGGGATCACGAGAACGGCGAGCACTGCCGTACAACAGGCGGGTCCAATGGGAGCGGGTCTCGCATTTCCGTTCACTTTCTCAACCGCCACCGGCGCTCCACAGGTCAATTCGGGAATTGATCACGTCGTCGATGGGATGCAGCAAGTTCTGCTTACTCGGGTGATGAGTAGATTCATTAGACGAGAATTTGGGTCTCCTCTTGCTGGAAAGCTTTTCGCTCCCGATACACTCATTGGGCAGGATATCGCGGCATCCATTCAAGCGTCGTTGGCAGACTTCGAGCATCGAGCCGAAGTAACGAACGTCATCATACGACGAAATAGAGTTGCCGGAACGGTTTTTGCCGACATTAAGTTCAGGACGTTTAGGACGCACCGAGAAGGAAATTTGGTGTATCCATTTAACATGGAAACTCCGGCGTAGGAGGACTACCGATGGCACAAGCACCAACTATTGACTATTTCTCTCGCGATTTCGACAGCATTCGATCAGATTTAATCCGACTCATTCCATACTTCACACCTGAATGGACTGATCGAAATCCTAACGACCTCGGAATCGTACTAATCGAGCTATTCTCGTACGCGGCAGACATTCTTCATTTCTACGTCGACCGAAGAGCACAGGATCTCTATCTACCTACTGCGTTCACAAGACAGTCAGTGGTCAATCTTCTCAAGCTCATAGACTACAACGTTCCCGGAAAGCAGGCGGCTACTGCCGACGAGGAATTCACGATCGAGGATGCTCCGTACGACGAATCGATCACGATTCCACGAGCAACGCGGCTACAGGCTCCAGCAGGAACCGGCGGATCACCGATTTCGTTCAATACATTGGACGAATACGTGATGGCATACACAACCTTGACACAGAATACGGGATCACCCCTTGCTTCAAACGAGATCAAGGTAACGAATTCGCTCGATTTTCACGTTGGAGATAGAGTCAATATCCGCGACGATACCGCGACTAACGAACTGATCACCATAGCGTCAATTCCCGATTCTTCGACGATCATCTTCGAGACGGATCTCGCTAACGCATACACTATTGCGCAAACCGCACGGCTATCGGCGATGATTGTCAGCATTGGAATTCAAGAGGGAACAACATATAGTGACGACATTGGCGTTAGTACTGGCGAAGCATGGCAGATAATGCAGGTACCTCGCGACGACGTCATTGAGGGGTCAGTTGGAATCATTGTCGATGAGGGTGTCCCTGAGATCTGGGAAGAGATAGAAAGCCTCGGGTATGCGACTCCGGGGCAGAAGGTGTACGAACTCTCGCGGAACTTCACTGGCGACGTGATCGTCAGATTTGGTGATGGGACGCAAGGCAAAATTCCAAATGCTGGTGCCACTGTATCGTCAATCTACCGCGTTGGAGGTGGCACGGTCGGAAACGTTGGCGCATACAAGATCACGCGACTTCTCGACACGATTTCGTCGTCGGGAGGTCCGGTAACATTCGAGGTCACGAATCCAGAACAAGCATCTGGTGGTGCAGAAGAACAGAGTATCGACGACGCAAAGCTGCTTGGGCCAAAGTCGCTACGTGCGCTTGGCCGGGCCGTTACTCTCGAAGATTACGCGACTCTTGCGCGAACAGTAACCGGTGTTCGAGAGGCCAGCGCGGTTCGTCGAGGATCTCCCCTATTTCGAGAGATTGATGTCTACATTGTTCCTTTTGGGAGCTATACACCCAGTGCAACTCTCGTCGAACAGGTTCGCGTCTATCTTCAAGAACGAGCAATGGCCGGAGAAACGGTGTACGTGAATGGACCGGTTAATGTTGTTGGAATCCTCCTTGTCGCTACGGTGGATGTGATCTCGACGTATGATTGGACTGATGTTCGAATTCTCGTTGAGAGCGTGATCGAGACCTTCTTCGCCGTAACGTCAGAAGAAGCTCAGTTCGGAAAGGACGTTAACCTATCTGACCTAATGGCTCTCATCGACAATGTTACCGGAGTCGACCACGTCGACATTTTCCAGTTAACGCTGAATCCGGCGAATACATTGATTTGGGAGGTTGCTCCGGCGACTCCTGTCGACGTGACCTACATCATCGGTCAGAACACGTTGAATTTAATCGACCAGCAATACACGATCACATTCACTGGTTCATCGACGTATGTCGTTAGAGACGTGGGAGGGGTGAATGTGACTCCGGGAGGAGTTGCTAGCGTCGGGGTAGAAATCTTGACCACTGATTCGGCATTGAAGATAAAGCTCGATTATCCATCACTAAATCCAACTCCAATGGCGAACAACGACCGCGCTGTTTTCCGAACGTCGCAGTACGTGAACAACGTCGAAATCGAGGACTTCGAGATCCGACAACTTGACACACAAACGCTTTCGTTTACCGGAGGAGCGTAGTGGCCACGGAGTCTGATGCATACATAACTGCCTACAATATGGCAGCAGAATCCGTAATGGAAGGCCCGCAGATCGTGCTGACGTGGGATCTGCCGACCCACGAAGATTCTACGCACATTAAGTTGATCAGGAAGCTTCTTGCGTATCCCGAAGATATTGCCGACGGAGACGAGCTTCTGAGTTCCACGGTAGGGGGATCTCCGACATATTACGCAGACCTGAATCCGATGATTCATCGAGCGTGGTGTTACGCGCTATTTACGTATCATAATGCACAACAGACATGGGCATCCGCAACTGTATTTGAGGTTGGCCAGACTGTCGTTCCGACGACTCCAAACGGCTATTTCTACGAGGCTTTGAATAAGGGAACGGCCGGAACAACTGAGCCCGCGTGGCCAGAAGTAATTGGCGATACGATACAGTCTGTTGACGGAGAAATCACGTGGGTCTGTCGATCAACAAATCCAAGTTGGATTACCGGTGAACGGGCAAGAGCCGCCTCGATAACGTGGGACGCATCGTATATGCGCGAGTTGCTATTTGGGAGCATTCCATCTCAGTACCGAAGACTCGACGCATATTCGGCGCAGCAAAAACTAGCTCCTGCTGTTGACCTATCTGACAATGGAACATGGAGAGCGATACGCGAGACTGGTACAACGGAAAAGGGCGAGCTTCAGAGATTCCTATCGATATTTGGGATCGCGCTATCTCGGGTAAAGGGTGCTGCCGATTTCTATCCGCAACTCGTCGACCCTGACGAATGTCTTCCTCAATACCTATCGAAGCTTGCTGGAATCGTTGGGTGGGAACTTAGTACGACGTCTCCAACACAGTTTCAAAGGCAGGAAATTCTATCGGCGGTTCCAGTCTACAAAACCAAGGGGACAGTGAGTGGCCTTGAGTCGCTCTTGCGCCCACTTGCTGGCGTCAATGCGGCCTTTCTTGATCCGATGTCGCGGCACATTCTGATGTCGAACAGAATCAACAGACTTGGAGCGCGAGGAGGACAGGAACTAGCGTATCCTGATTGGACTGCTACGACTGCCTATGCACGAGGAACCATTGTTATTCCAACATCCGCGAATCGTACGGGGTACTACTATCAAGTGACTCGCGCAGGTACGAGCGGCGGTACGGAACCGGCGTGGCCCACTACCTCGCTGGAAGACATTGTCGATGGTAGCGTCACTTGGCGGACACGAAAGTACGGAGTTCCTCACCTCACGGCCGCTGCCGTCGCTACTGCGACAACGCTCATCGTAGACGACACGTCAGAATTTGAAGCTGGAAAGACGATCAACGTACGAGACGCGGCTACCCCGGCGGGCGAGAACATCATCGTGGCCGAAGTTGTCGACTCAGTAACATTAGAGCTTGAGCGAGCCCTCGACAATAGCTATGGACCCGCAGACGAAGCAGTCGTGTCACCGGCATTTGATTGGTACGACGATGAGACTGGATTTATCTGGGACATTCCGGTCATAGATCAATTCGACGGAATCTATCCCGATAGAATCAGAGTTCCGGGTGCCGTGCTTGAGCCATCTGAACTATATAGCTTCGAGATTCTCCGAGTATGGTTCCTTCTTGAAGCCGGAGAAGCGGTGACGAATCCAGAGTTGGAGCGGCTTGCACGAATCATGACCCAGTTTGCTCCTGCTGACACTAGGTACGTCGTAAGAATTGAAGAGATATAGCGATGGCTGAGTATATTGGCGCATTCGTGTCAAACTTCACCGCTGATCCAGTCATGGAAGGTCCGCAGATCCTTCTTCGGTGGAACTTGCCAATAGATACTGGAAGTCTGAATATACGCGTTCTCAAGAAGGAGAAAGCATATCCGGATGATGAGAATGACGGAACAATTCTCGTCAACAGCCCTGTCGCCAGTTCTCCAACGTCTTACGTAGATCTCAATCCTTCCATTGACACAGTCTGGTGCTACGCGGCGTACATCTACTACAGCGGCACACAGGCGTGGAGCCCGGATTTGTTGTATCAGCAAGGAGCCGTGGTAATCCCGCTGGCATCTCCAACGGGGTATTTCTACGAGTCACAGTCGAGAGGTCTTGCGGGTTCGGTTGAGCCGACGTGGCCAACGATCATTGGAAGTACGGTTCAGGATGGAGATGTATTGTGGAGATGTATTGGAGCAAATCCAAGTTGGGTAACGACTGATGTATCAAAGGACTCTGCGTTCACGTGGGACTCTGAGTACATGCAACGACTACTGGCCAGAAAAGTTCCTTCGGCCTATAGAAATGCTGATGCCGAATCGAATCAAGTAAAGCTATCTCCACAACAAGATCCGGATTTCTACGACGTATGGAGCGCTATTCACGAGACAGGATTCGTTGCTCGTGGAGAATTCGAGCGATTTCTTTCGATTTTTGGCTTAGCGCTTTCGAGGATTCGTGGAGCGATAGATTTCTACCCGAGAGCAGTTGATCCGGATGAGACTCTACCAGAATTGCTTCCCATGCTGGCAGGTCTTCTTGGATGGGAACTAAATACAACTCTTCCAACGAATAAGCAACGCCACTCGCTCATGGCGGCAGTTCCAACATACAAGATCAAGGGAACGACGCGGTCACTTGAGCCGTCACTTCGTCAGGCAGTTGGGGTAAATGACGTCTTTGTCGATCCAATGTCGCGACATATCATGATGTCAAATAGTACGACACGGCTTAGCGCCCAAGGACAGCTTGCTGGAGCATATCCCCAGTACGCAGGAGCCGGATCTCCGTACTCACGCGGAGACATCGTAGTGCCGACTCTGGCAAATCGGACGGGATACTACTATCAGACGAGAGAGACAGGGGTTGCGGGAGGAACCGAGCCAACGTGGCCAACCATCCCGGGAGACGTTGTTGCGGACGGAACACTGTTATGGCGGTGCGTTCAGTTCGGCGTTCCTCACGTAACTGCCAACGTCTCGATAGGTGCAACGTCGATTACCGTTGACGATACGTCACCGTTTGAGGCTGGAAAGACGATCACGATTCGTGACTCCGTAACTCCGGAGGGCGAGCAGATCGTCGTATTAGATATCCCCTCGTCAACAGTGTTGACTCTCGACGAGCCGACGGAGAACTCGTATACTGTTGCGAATAATGCTCTGGTCAGTCCGGCGTACGATTGGTATGACGATAGTACCGGATTCATCTGGGATATTCCAGTCGTCGATCAGTTTGACGGAATTTATCCTGACAGGGTCCGAGTTCCGGGAAAAGTGCTAGATCCGTCCGATATCTATAGCTTCGAGATCCTCCGGGTGTGGATCATTCTTGCTGCCGGAGAGTTCGTGTCGACGGAAGAACTTGAGTCGCTCGCAAAGATCATGAGCCAGTTCGCTCCTGCGGACACGTCATACGTTGTCCGAATAGAAGGTCCGTGACCTGAGGAGGATTAGATGGGCAGCTACGCAGGAAAGTACAGCCGAAACCCATTTGCGGTTTTCAATGAAGAGAAGAACTATGCCTTCGCGCTCATGCAAGAGGGTGTGCCCATTACGGACGACGACTCGAACGACAATAGGCTCGAACAGTTTGTGCGCCAGCGTCGAATGATTCAGCTTTTCGGACAGTACGGTTCCCCGAATGATGGATTCAGGATTGTCGAAGCTACCGCACCAGCAAACAACTTCGCGATTCGCGGTGGCGACGGAGTTTATATCGAGAATGCTGGTCGATTCTTCATGCGCGGACTGTCGTGTCTACTATTCAAGGATGTCGACTACATCAACAGCCTTACCGATCTTGCTGAACAGTCGATCCATCCACGAGTGACGAACGTGTATTGGGATGGGTCAGCCTATACCGTTGTCGAGGATTCAGCCGCGAACTGGCTCGCTGACGAGCACAATGGCAAGACAGTCATCATTGATGGGACTTCGTACACCGTAGCGGATACGACGCAAGACGAACTCAAGATCAGTGGAAGCGAAGCGGCGCTGATATCTTCTGGAATGGGCAAGCACTATCGAATCAACCTGACCACGCCGGGCGGTGCTCGGGAAGACGCAGTGTACCTGAATGTCTATCTTGACGAGTACGATTCCGTCGATGATCCAGATATCGCGAAGTCCATTGGTGGAACAGAACTTGAGGCGCAACTCCGGGCAAAGATCATTCAGACGATCTTCGTTCGTGAAGGAGTGACTGGTCCGACAGAACTTAGTGACTATGTCGATACCGACGGAAATCAGCATTACGTGTTCAAGTTGGCGACTCTCAATAGGACTGCAACTGCTGATATCGTGTCAGGAGACATCGTCGATCGTGTTCCGTCGATTGGATTCACGACCATCTCGCAGGATCAGATTGCCGCGTTGAGGGTCGTCGAGAATCCCGCTGGGGCCGACGATCAGGTATACGTCAGTGCCGGAAGATGCCGGTCCGTCGACAGTCTCTCTGAGATCACCTTCTCCGGAGGACTGGCTCCAGCGGTGACCGCGTTGGGGGCAGGTTATGATAGGTACGACGTCGTGTACCTCGACGATTCCGCTACTCTTAACGTGTTTGATGGCGTTGCGGCGTCTACAGGAACAGCCGTTATCCCAGACTTCCCAATTGACCTCGGGACTTGCTTGGCGATTCTCTTCGTTGAGGGGTCGGCAGGATCGAATGTCATAGAAGACGATGATATTACCGACATTCGTCCGATCATTAACGACCGCGATCCGACGGGATTGCGAGCACGCGTTAATCCCGGAGATACGACGAAGGTTTACGTCTCTCCCGGGAACGCGCTGACATCTGACGGATCGTCCTTGATAGAGTGGCCCGGTGGGACAAGCCCGTCATGGGCAACTTCCGTCAGCCCGTCGAATACTCGCTGGGATGCGCTAGTTCTTCGTAATGACGCCTCCCTTGACATCATTCAGGGAGTGGAGACTACGGGAATGCCGACGAGGCCCGAGTTTGATTCGGGGACAACTCCGGTGGCATTCGTGTTCGTCGACGAGACCGGAACAATTACGATTAGTGCTTCCGACCTCGTCGATGCTCGGGCCGTCCTTACGCCGGGATCTGCGTGGATGGACGACCAGAAAGCGCGTTTTGGTAGTAACCAGGAGGCGAGCGTTTACTATGACGGGTCAGACCTCATACTTGACCCCTCTGAGCTTGGGACGGGTCGTGTGCTGATAGGTGCAACTGGGACCAAAGAGTTAGTGGCTACCATGGCCTATCAGCCCGACCACCTCCATGGGTTTCGCATTACATCTATGTTCTATCCTGATACCTGGATCCAAGTCAGGGCGGGCGGTGCGCGCGATTCTACAAACGTGGACAATCTCGACATCGCTATATTCGTTACAAAAGGACTCGATGGCACATGGTTGGTTGGCGACTCGCAGCCGGGGCTTGATGCTGGTACAGTTGCAGCTAACACCCTTTATGCAATCTGGGTGATCAAGCGCGTTGATACTGGTGTAGTGGATGTGCTGTTTTCGGAGTCGTTCACCGCTCCAACGATGCCTGGTGGCTACACCCTCAAGCGACTCGTAGGTGCAATCAGGACTGATGCCAGCTCTGACATCGTACCGTTCCAGCAAGTGGGCGATCACTTTACGTATTTGTGGAACGATACTCCTGTTCCAGACATAGACGACAGTACCCTCGCAAGCCAAGCTTGGGAGACTGCTGCAATCCTTTGTCCCCCGTACTGCCTAGCTCATGTCCGGTGCTTTCATTCTAATGCTACTAGTGCTGATCCGTTCGACGGTCAGTTTTGGATTCGTGCTGTACCGCCAACCTCGTGGAATTCTGATCCAGTGCTTTCAGTTCAGGCCACAGGTTTCGTAGCTCAAGCCGGAATGGCTACTGTGTTGACTAATGCTTCTAAGCAGATTGATTACGCCGCATTTCAAAGTGGCGGCTCTGCTGCCGCTATTAAGATTTACACAACTTCGTTCGAGATGCTGACCCGAAGCAACCCGCAGTAAAGAGGAGCGATCATGGGCGGATACACCGGACGTTATAGCAGAGATCCCTTTGCGGTTTTCAACGAGGAGAAGAACTACGCGTTCGCCCTCATGCAGGAAGGTATTCCTGTCACCGATGACGACGAGAACGACAATCGAATCTCTCTGTATACGAGATCGCGTCGGCTGGTTCAGTTGTTTGGTCAGTACGGAACCTCAAACAATGGCTTCAGGATCGCAGCTGCGTCCTCTCCAGCGGACAACTTCAAGATCCTCGGCGGCGGCCCCGGCAATGCTGACATCGAGGCTGCTGGTCGATTCTTCATGCGCGGCATTGGCTGCATTCTGCTCCGTGACGTCGACTACCTGAATCCTCTTTCCGATATTCCCGAGCAGTCGATTCATCCACGAATCACGAACTTCTACTTCGACGGAATCTCAGAGACAGTTCTAGAAGACTCGGCAGCTGGATGGGTCGCAGGAGAGCTTGTATCCCGCACAATCACGCTTCCCGTCGGCACTCACGCCATTGCTAGCAACACTGTCGATGAGATTCGGATCACGGGAGACGTCACTGCAGATGCCTCTATTGGTGACTACTACATTCTCAAACTGTCGACTCCGACCGGCAGTCCGCGAACTGATGAAGTGTACCTGAACGTCTATCTCGACGAATACGATGCGGCCGACGATCCCGATATCGAAAAGGACATCGGCGGCCAGACTGTCGAGGCACAGCTACGCGCAAAGGTCATCCAGACGATCTACGTGAGAGAGGATATCGTAACTTATGCGCCGCTTGTCGACTACGTAGACTCTAATGGCAACCAGCACTACGTGTTCCGCCTTGCTTCACTCGCACGAACAACGTCGCCAAACATCGATTCCGGCATGATAACGGATCACGTCGGAACCATCGGCTTCGAGAACATTTCACAGGCTCAGCTAGCCGACCTCAAGGTCTCGGAGAATCCGGCAGGAGCCGATGATCAGGTGTACGTACAGGCCGGACGATGCAGGTCGACTCTTGGGGTCGAAGAGGTGATCTTCACTGGAGGGCTGAGTCCGGTCACGAGCGCCCCGAGCGGCAGCGCAAGGTACGATATCCTGTATATAGACGACTCAGGCACTCTCGGCATCTTCGAGGGGCAAGAGGGTGCAGGTGTTCCGGCGTTTCCCGTCGGCATCGGAACATGCCTCGCCTCTTTGTACGTCGATGAGGTTGGTGGACCGGTTGTCATAGATGATGACGACATCGCCGACATACGTCCGTACGTGGGAGAGGCCGCGAGTCCCTACATCTTGGTCGGCCCGGCGCAGGACTTGGCCTCCGTCGTTTCCGGCGCTCCTGCTGGCTCGCGCTTCCTCCTCATGCCCGGAACCCATACTCCGTCCTCTTCCGTCACGCTCGGTAGTGGAATGACCCTCTCTGGATGCGGCAAGTCGCAGACGACAATCGCACTCGACGATCCCGTCATCCTCACACTCGGGACTGGCGCGACTGTTCAGGACGTGGCGATTGACACCATCGACGCGGTAGGCACGGCCTCGTCTTTCGTGGCCATGGGAACAGACTCCGTGCTTCGTCGGTGCTCGCTTTCCAAGTCGGTAGGGACTTTCAGAGGAAGCGGCGTCGTAGTTTCGGCGACTACGGTCACGGCGCTGATCGAGCAGTGCTGGTTTGACTCGTCGTTCCAAGATGACGCGTCGGTCAACCACATTGAAATTGCCTCGAACGTGGTTGCCGATCGATCAGTCGTCATTCGCGACAACTACTTCAACCCTCATAACTGCGCACGCGTCATCGACAGCACCGGGTCAGCCACTTTCGAAGTTGTCAGCAATCGTGTCGAGACCGTTGCGGGAACTGCCATTCAGGCATTCATTGGAGTCGACTCTGCTGTCGACTTCGTGGTCAAGAACAACTACGAAATCGTCGGAGGAGCCACGATATCTAGCTTCCTGCGAATTGACGGATCTGCGCCGTCGGCGGGCAGCGGGATGCAGGTGACGGGCAATCGTATGCGGTCGCAAGTGCTCGTCACTCGACAAGGCGCAGGAACTCTTGAGAACTTCACGATCCTCGGCAACATCGTCACCTCTTCGGGCGGGGCTGGTCTGTTTTCCTCCAGCGGAGGCGCTCTCGGGGTGTTCGACTTCACGATGTCCAACAACGTCCTCGACGGAGCAGTGAACCAGGACATCATCAGTATGACTAACCTTTCGGAGATGGTTCGAGGAACCATTGCGGATAACGTGGTTACTGGGGCTACCCGATTCCTGCGTCTTGAGGGAGTCGTGGCTAACCTAGTAGTCAATGGCAACAAGGTTACCGGAGACTCTACGGAGGCCGCGATTGAACTCCTTGGAGCTACGACAAAGTCCGACATCGTCGTCACGGGGAACCACTTCTCCGGATTCACCTACGGGGTGAACATAGGCGATGCCGGAATAGCTGTCGGAGACTTCTCGATCACCTCGAACTACTTCACTGACATCACGACGAAGGGCGTCTTCGTCTACATGCCCATCAACCCCAGCATCATTCAAATCAGCGACAACGTGATCGAGGGAATGAACGTTACGGATAGTGTTGGGATCGATGTCAGGAAGGCGGCATCAGACTACACTCGGTCGACTGACAACCAGCTGACGATCACGAACAACACGATCACGAGTGGAACGCCAGCTTCAGAGATCGAGTCAATGATGGGGATCAACATCGAGTACCCTAACGGATACTCGGTAATCAACGGCAACAACGTCAAGCTCGAAGGAAACATCAACACTCCAGTAGGGATCAAGCTACAGACGTACGCTGGAACGACTGTTCAGGGCTTCTCGGTAGTGACTAGGTTCCTGATCAATAACAACTCTGTTCTGATTCACTCGACGTCCGAAATGACCTCTACGTCTTCGTCAGACTACGTCACTGGAATTTATGTGTGGTCGTATACGGCGAGCACGTCTGGTTTAACGTTCTTTGGCGAACAGTCGGTATCATACAACCGAGTCTCGGTATTCTGCTCCGGTACCAACTCTACGATCCATAAATACATCGTGGGCGTCGGATTTGGTAGATCCAGCCCGCAATTCGGGACTGATAAGCCCGGCAATATTGACGGCAACACAATCTACGTGAGCAATGCGGACGATCCGTTCAGCAAGGACGGTACCCCGGGACCGAAGTCACACAACACCCAAACACGGCCTATGCGAGGTCTTGAGGTCTCGATTGGTGGGAACGGGTGGAGTGTCTCTAACAACTCCGTTACGATGGAAGACTGGTCGTCCTACGTCAGCTCTCTCCAAGAATTAGGCATATGGATGATCAGCCTAGAGGACATGACCTTTACCGGGAACTCGTCTCGACTCGTCTACAATGGCGGCATCACGGGGAGCAGTGCGAGGCAAGCGGTAGGGTATCGGTTCGAGTCTGTAGTGGATTCGTCCATTTGTGGTAATACCGTAAAAATCAACAACAGGCTTGGGGATTTCTCCACTACCTATGCCGTCCAATTCACCAACTGCATTCGGCTGACGATTACTGGAAATCACTGGGCAAGCGTAGCGACTGGCTATACGTCAGGCTCCACGTTCGGTGGAACAAATCCCGGGGGCTGCGTCGTGATAGGCAACTCGTTCAAAACTGGAGAGCCGCTCCCCCTCGCGTGGCCCACCATCATGGAAGCCAGCGGAACGTCAGTGAACAAGAACTAGCGTCTGAGGACGATTGAGATGTAACGATGGGCGGATACACCGGCAAGTACAGCCGAAACCCATTCTCCATGTTCAACGAGGAGAAGAACTACGCGCTCGATGATGTGAAGAACTTCAAGGATTCGAGGAACTCATGAAGAAATTAATGATCGTAGTGGCACTGCTGTGCTCATCATGCTGTCTTTCGGGGACGACTGTAAACTTGTCTCGGAAGATTGCAAACAAGACGGAACTACAGGAGACGGAGATTCGTGAGTTGTCCGACATGACGCTCAATACCGGGGAGAAGATTTCCGGAACCGAGAAAGGCAAGGCTCTCCTGAAGCGGGCACGTGATCTCACGGTAGTGACATCAGGTCTTGCCGATCTCATTGGAGCACCCAAGGAGGTGGAGTGATGGAAGAGTTCATGGCACAGTGGGGACTTCTCGTCATTCTTGTCCTCGTCGCTCTCTACGTACTTACGCGAGGGCGCAAATATCTCGACAAGCTCAAGTCGGATGCGAAGGATGCGACGATCAAGGCTCTGATGAAGGAGACTGGAATCGACAAGCTTCCTGATCCGGAGAAGATTGCGAAGGTTGCTGAGATCGCAAACGCCATGAAGAATGCGAATCCAAAGAAGCTCGCGGGAAACGCGATTCAGGTTCTTGCCGACGAGGCTATTGCGGCGATGCCGGAGAAGAAGATTCCGGCAGAGGTTGATGAGACTGACGACCCTGACGGACTCTTGGGAGCGCTCAACAAGGCGATCAAGGCCGAGACGAAGCGCGAGAAGTGGAAGCGCGGAGGCCGCAAGGCATTGTCCATCGGGGCGAAGATCATTGGATCGATCATATGACCTTCTGGATTCGCGCGAACAAGATCTCGGCTATTCGGTTCTTCATCTTCCGCATCTGGAGACCCGTTACGAGTTTCGTGCTCTCGAATCTAGAAGCCTTGCGGTATCTCTTCCATCGCAAAGAGGCGTTGCATGATCTCAAGATGATTCGGGAGCAGCTTCACTTCATTGAGGACATCTCATTCTGGTACAACCAGCGACACTTCACGTGGAGACCAGATCCTGCTGGGGGACTGATTGACTTCGTGTCGAAGCCGTGGGTAGCCGTGGCGAAGAATCACGGCGACTGCGACGACATGATGGCGGTTGCTCGGTTCGTCCTCAAAGGAAACGTCGACGAGATGCACAGGGCGTCTTGCTACAGCGTCGATGGCGGCGGTCATTGTGTTCTCGTCGTTCGGACCGGACCCGAGTGGACGCTGGTTTCCAATCAGCACGTTAAGCGCGGGTTTGCAGATCCTCAGAGTGCAGTACGCACATTCTACGGAGACAAGACGGGCTTCGTCTATATCTATGGAATCGGCGCATCCTTTCCGGAGGCAGCGTGACCTATCTCGACATCCTCAAAGACTTCCCGTGGTGGATATGGGTAATCCACATCATTCTTTACCCCCTCTACCAGATCATAGGAACTCTGAAGCACGAGGGAGCGCACGCGCTTGGCGCGAAGCGCCAAGGTCTTCGTATCGTCGAGTTCAAGTATCTCCCAAGCAGAATCGACGGGAGATGGTACTGGGGCTACGTGCGCTTTACGGGCGAGGCGAACAAGACGACGTTGCTGATGCCATACTACGTAGACGCCACTCTCTTCTTTGGGGGAATCATCGCATTCATGAACAGGGAAGAGTTTTGGGCACAGCGTACAGCGTGGCTCTTGCCGTGCATGATTCTCACACTTGCACTTCCGATTGTCGACGTGATCTACAATCTTGGAAAGTGGCTGTTCGGAAATAGGGGCGACTTCGCCAAGGCATTTAAGGATCTATGATTTGGAGGTGTGCTGTGAGGAAGCTGTTCACATTGATCGCCGCACTGGTTATTGCCGTTCCGGCTCTGGCTGAAGAAGTTGTGGTAGCGCCACCGAAGACTGGATCGGTCTTCTGGGACATCGTTGGTTACATCCTTGGGGTAATTGCGGTTCCTTTGATGGCCATTCTCGCAAAGATGGCGGCTGATTGGTCGGCTACGGTCGCCGCAAAGAAGGAAGTCGAAAAGGCTGGACTTCGAGAGAAGCTCAGGTACGAGGCCGAATCCGTGCTGTCTCGTATTGCCGCGAATCTCGCCAACAAGGAACTCGCTGAGTTGAGGGCGGCGTCGGCCGACGGCGTAGTCAGCAAGGAAGAATTGAAGAAGCTCGGCAAAAAGGCTATCGATGCCGCGAAAGCTGAACTCGGCACAGCTGTCGCAAAATCGGTTGGCGAGAATGTCCTAGAATCGCTTCTTCGTAAGAAGGTCGATGACATGAAGAACGGAAGCAAATAGTCCAATCGATTGGACGCAAATAAGCGCGAGGACGGTCGCCCACGACAGGAAGCTTCTTCCCAAGCCCCGACCCTGTCCCGGCCGTCCTCGCTAGCCTTGAAGACGGCATATCCGAGACCTTTGATGCAGTCGTTGATGGAGAGACAGTCGAGGTTTCAAGGAAGAACCCAGGTGCCCAAGACTTCTTAGCTTCCCATCCGCAGGTTGCGGATACTTTACGTCGAGTAGGTAGGCTGGGACAATCTACGATTGGTGCTGCAAAAGCCGAGAAGATTGCTGAGCCTCTGTACGCCAATATCGGAAACTGACCCTGCAGAGCCTCCCTAATACAGTACAGGGAGATATGTAGTGCCTGACGGCAAGATCCACGACGATTACTTGGAGGATGAATGCGAATTCTGATCGTAAGTGACTGCACGAAGCTCCCCGGCTTCTCGACACTATTCATTCAGCCGTGGGAATGGGCGTTGTCAGTTCGCGACATGTATCCGAACGCTCGGTTCGATGTACTCCTTCCGGAGAAGGACAAGGTGTGGGGCGACTACGATTCATCTCCCTACGAGGGGCAGGAACGAATCAAGATTCACTACGTTCCTATGATCACGACGGGGGGCATTCAGCAGTGCGTGATCGCAACGCGCCAGCTGTACGATCTGTTCAATGTGAACTACACCCCGTACTACTACGATGCGGTACTCAATCCTCGCGCCATCTTCAGCCCAGTACTGAAGAAGGTGCTCAAGCCGAAGTTCGTGAAGAGCACGATCAACATCCCGATCTTTAATCACACGGGCAGTGTTCGCACGAATATCCCGAAGCACCAGCAGATGAATACCGACTATGGCGAAGAAGACGTGATCGCGGAGACCGTCGCATGGTTGACGGACTACTCACTATTCATGTGCGGGGCCGAACTCGACATGGCTCGCGACAACTGCGCAACGTACCTTGCCGGAAAGCAGATTCAGAAGTTCTTGAAAAACTCGTTCATCGCGCCGATGGGCGGAATTCGATTCGATGTGCTGGATAAGTATGTTCCGGCGCTGCCGAAATCGGTCGGCCCGAGGGGCGTCTGCGTATTCTTCGGCGGTCGGTGGGTCGAAGGGAAAGGCTTCTCGACGTACTTAGAATTCGTCGAGAAGGCGTTCAAGAGCGGAGCGAAGATCTACGGCATTGCCACGACTCCGGCAGATGAAGATGTTCGCGCCGAGGATCTTCGCAAGAAGTATCCGATGATTGAGTTCTATCCGAACTGTAATCGAGAGACCTTCTACGAAAAGTTGAAGGAAGGGCACCTATTCCTGTCGTTCTCGATGTGGGAAGGCTTCGGCATCTCGTACTGGGAGATGATGTACCAAGGTCTCGTGGGCATCTTCCTTGATCGCCCGTGGAATCGATCAGTGCTCCCCGAGGAGTACTGGGCACTTCGAGCAAAGAATCCAAAGGAGATGTACCGAGTCTTCAGAGATGCGATCACGCCAGCCGACATGAAAGTGAATCAGGCCGTACTAGAAAAGCGGGTTCGACCATATCTCCGCGATCACTACGAGAGATCGAAGGTCAATGCAGCGATCTACGATTGGATGCTTCAGAAGACTCGTCGTCACTATGCACTTCAGTTTGGCGAAGGCCACTCGATGACATTCAAGAATCTCGTCGCGAAGGCCCTCGGAGCGATGCCCAGACCGGCACCAATAGAAATGGTGTTCAAAATGATGTCTGCGTGTGCTCAGCGCTCGGGGCTTGAGTTCGGAAGACGAAATCAGTTTGTCAGCAGGATGTTTATCCGGCAATGCGCACAATTCATGGGTTATCGTGACTTGTGCGATCAGGACGAACCGATGCTAGTCGATGGCGACGCATTCACAGGAGAAATTAGATAAAGATGTTGACATGATAGTATTGGAAGATATGCTCTCTGAACTTTCCCTGTTGTGTGGCCGTACGGTTCCCCACAAACCGTGCGGCCATTTTTTACCTAGAACTCAACGTAAGGTATTGACACTCCGCACAACGACGTGCTACAACGCCGGGCACTTTCCGCAAACGTCGGCGGTGGCCGACGCATGACTTGGAGAATGGTATGTTAACCGATCCCGCCGGGGTGTCATTGAATGGTGGTGTTCCGTCGACCGAATTCACGGGACCGGTCTGGCTGGGAATAAGCCGTGATCCATCGGAGATGCCGTCTCTCTACGTAATCAGTATAAACATGATATCAGTGTCTTCCGCGCTTGGAACTACTCCAATACATCTTGATATGAGGTTTGATAGTGACGACAACATAACCGAGATCATGAAGATCATTCGTTCCAACGAGGTATGGGGAAAATCGATCGATTTTGTAATAGTCAAGTTTCCTAATCGTCTATTCGAAGATCTGACCATATTAAAACTACGTGATTGTAGACTTGCTACTGTTTCGTCATCGAATAGTGGAACACTACATCACTGGGAGATCCAAGTTGGGTCAATGCTCGCGGAAACCCAGAAATGAGCGGGCCGCCACATTGCGTGACGGCCCTCACATTCGTGCCCGTTGGTGGAGACGGGCGACTTGGAGAATGCACGAAAAATACCGCCGGTAGTGTAATTGGTCAAGAGAAATCACAGGATATAGTATGAAAAACTTCGAGCTATTGCGGGGATATACGGAGCAATCTACTGTGCATGGGCACTGTGGATCATGTTCGATGATTTCATCGCTCTCGCTAGGCGAGAGCGGCGTACGTGGGGTACTGAGGAGGATTCGATGGGGAAAGGCTGGACTGACCGGGGACACTTCACAATCATCCCAAACTGTGTGTTGGAAGACGTCACATTGACGTCACAGGCGCGTATGCTATACACGCTCCTGACGCGATATGGCCGTCAAAAGCGAGTTGGTAAGGAGTACTTTCTCGTCTCGTGGGCTGGACGTCCAAAGCTTGCCGAGCTTACTGGTGAGTCAGAATGGACAGTCTCTCAGCGCATGAAGGAGTTGATTGATAGAGGATTGATCGAGAGAAAACGCCGACCCGGAGGAAGTTCGCTAACCTATATCTGCGATCCACATTATGTCTACCTTAACGAAGCCCCCGAGATTCCGGGTGACGTAGAACCGCTAGAATCGGCTAATGGTGCAGAAATTCCTCAGTCGTTGGCCCCAGCACACGACGTCGTTGGCTCCAGCACACGACGTGGTGTGGTAGAGCAAACGACGGGGACCGACGGAATCACGCAGGAGATGCCGATTTCTGCTCCGGTTAGCCAAACGGCGGAATCTGATAAAGACGTAGTCGTTGAAGAAGACATAGCTATCCTGTCGGATAAGAGCCGCGAACGACGCGGCTCTAACAGCAGACCGGAAGAGAATCGAAAAGGCACGTCCGGAAAAGAAGAGAGATCTGCGCAGTCCCGTTCGCGTCCAAGAGGTCTTCTTGCGCGTCTAGCAGAAGCGAAGCTTACCACAAAGTCAGTCTCAAAGATTGGGATTCCGGATGATGCGAAGGCTGCTGACGAAAGCAGTCCTGAAACGGCAAGGGCAGTCTGGGCAGAGTTCCAGCGCGTCATGATAGAAACCTACCCCGGCTACATGTCACCAGATCCAACCGATAGGGAACTCGCAAACTGCAAGAAGCTGCTGAAGGAACATGACGTTGACGATATCATCGGTCTATTTGAGATAGTCGCGACGCGATGGGCAGTGGTCCACGAGAAATGGCCACACCTCGCGAAGACTTCAATACCGACGTTCTACGCTGCGTTCACGTTGCGCCGCGAATTGATACCAATCGTTCGGTCCGGGAGTGGCCTTACAAGTCGTACCCATCGGGTTGATTCCGGGGCGACGAAGGCACCTAGCGTTGGATGGGGTGATGAATGAGTGTGCACAACGGAGTTCAGGTTCTAGGTATCACCGGATACAAGCTTTCCGGAAAGGATACATTCTGCGCGGCGCTCCAGCTACGCTTTCAAAAAGTCGTCCGGCTAGCTATTGCGGATGAGATCAAGCGGGAGCTTGCGAAGTTCCTTGGAATCACTACCGGGACGATAGAAACGTTCAAGGAACCACACTATCGTCGGCCGTTGCAGGATCTCGGATCTGCTCGCCGGAGAATCGACGAGAACTACTGGATGACACGAGCCTGTGAGCAAATCACGCATGCACTTGAGTGTGACGCTCGCGTAGTGGTTCCGGATGTTCGTCTTCCAATCGAGGCAGAGCGTCTCCGGAATCAGTTTGGTGCGAAGATCATCAGACTACATCGAGTAACGCAGGGTCCGGTAGACAATCACGAGACAGAGCGGCGAGTTGACGACATCGTTGCTGACGAGACGTTCACGTGTGGCTCTCCTGAACATGTGCGCAATATGGCATACTCATACGGGAAATCGTGGTTAGGACGGGAAAAGTTATGAGCTATGATTCGGCAAAGGATCAGATCATCTGGCAGAAGTATCTTGACCCCGATGGAAAAACTGGCGTTGAGTTCAGCGTATGCCGATACGACGGCGGTCCTCCGAAGATCCAACTTCAGCGTTTCGGAGTGAAGCAGAGTGGCGAACGCTACTATGGGCCAAAACTTGGGCGTCTTTCAGTGCGGGAGATACAACAAGTTGTTGAGGCATTCTCAGAGTGGAAGGCTTCAAAATGAGCTTCATTGAGAACAATCCGATCAGAGACGGGCTTGGGCCAGACGACCTCAATCGAATGAATATCGGGCGAAGATGGTGGCGATGCCGGATGTCACAAATTCCCGACGGACTCTCATACAAGGACGTTCTTGAGAAGTACGTCGCGAAGATTGCCGATCACATTCGTAACGGGCGGGGACTTCTATTCCACGGTGAGTTCTCTACCGGAAAGACTGGCGCAGCGGTGATCGTAGCGAAGGCGACGGTATGTCATGGAGGGACGGCGTACTTCGTTCCCGTGACCGAGTTGTCAGACGCCAAGTTTGATAAAACGAAGTTCGACGAGGAAGAGGGCCAGACCGTATGGGATCGAATGCAGAGCGTTGATCTACTGATCCTCGACGATCTTGGCTCAGAGCATGATAGCAATTGGGGTCGGAGCCTTGTCGAGCGCGTCGTGCGGATTCGATCTAATCGAACAAAGTCGATCATCTGCACGACAAATCGATTCAAGGATCTCGTGTCATCGTATGGTGACAGTACGATGGCTATATTGAAATCGATTACGCTCCCAGTTCTCGTCACCGGAAAGAATTGGCGTGACGAAGAGGCCCGCGACCTATCACAAGACATTCTTGGAGAAGCTTAATGAGTATTGATCTATGTGCATGCAGGCGTATGGTCGAAAACGAAGGGGTTGCGGAGGGCCGACGTTTCGGTATTTCTGAGGAACTGTTCATTTCCGATGGTGAGAAGGTCTTCAAGTTCATCGCGGAACATACAAAGAAGCACGGCCAAGAACCTACGATCCCGACGATTCTGACCAATACGGGTGTCGACATCGATATCCCCGCTCCCGAACCGCTATCGTACTATGCCGAGAAGCTATTCGAGCGAAAGGTGCTCGGCATAACGCAAGAACACGCGAAGACAATGGTCGGACATATACAAGGTAAGAAAGCAACCGACGCAGTAGACGAAGCTCGTGCCATCATCAGCGAAACGCTCAAGTGGCGTTTTGGAAAGAAGAACTACGTCGATCCTCGACTTACGATTGACGCCCGCGTTAGAGCACAGGTCGAGCTTGAGAATCTTCACGGTATGATAGATGGCTATCGTACTCCGTGGGCACAGCTTGATGCGATCACGCGTGGAATGCACGGCGGGGAACTCTGGGTTCTTATCGCCGCGAAGAAGACTGGTAAATGCGTAGATAAAGATACCCTCATCGTTGATCCTGATACCGGCCTAGTGAGAACTATTGAGGACGCGTACAAGTTCGGTGGAAACGTCCACACTCTTAGCTCGGATGGGCGGCTTGTTACAGCTGCCCCTACATGGATTGATACGGGCACAAAAGAGTGCCTGACGATCACGTTACGATCAGGAAGATCCATCGTCTGCACACCAGAGCACCCGCTTCTGACCTCTGCGGGGTGGGTACGCGCTGATTCCTTGTCCACCGGTGATCACATTGCATCCGCGAAGAGGATGCCTCGACCCAGGCAAACGAGGAAGATGGACATGAACGAGGCGGATGCATTGGCCTATATGCTCGCTGAGGGCTGCAGCAGCGGGCATACTCCAAACTTCAGCAACGGGGATCGAGAGATAGTGCGTCATGCTACTAGAGTCTTTGAATCCTTGGGATGTCGAGTAGAGAAGGCCAAGAATAGTGATTATGATTGGTATATCTACAGTAGGACTAGACCTCGGGGGCACGAAAAGGCTCCGATGAGGAAGCTCCTTGAGAAGTACGGGGTCTTTGGTCTTAGGTCCACAGAAAAAATTATCCCCAATTCAGTCTTCAGTCTTCCAGATGATCAGCTTGCTCGGTTTATTGGGATCATTTGGAGTTGCGATGGAACGATTGAGCGCAGTCAGGGTGACATTTCAATTGGCCTCGCTTCCAAGAAGATGGTGGAGCAGCTATCGTGGCTGCTCATGCGCTTTGGGATAGTCGGCAGGATTCGCGAAAGGACGAATAACGGATTCAAGAATTGGGAGTATCGAGTTCGGTCGGAATGCTACGCTTCCTTCAAAGCTAACATTCAGATGATTGGTCGAAAGCGCCGAATTCTTGCCAATCATCCCGGAACGCAGAAACCGACTCAAGATGTAGTAATCTCTACGGCAAAGATCGTTGACACGATAACACGGTATGTTGATGAGGTGAAGGGCGCGAAGGATGCTCTGCGAGCAGAATTTGGAGGACGCTCGAATCTCTATCTCGTAACCAACAAACGCCGAATATCACGAGATCGCCTGCGTAAGGTAGCCGCTGCAATGATTGTCTCAGGAGAATCGCGGGCCGCATCAGATTTGTCGCTCCTTATTTCCGACGATATTTTCTGGGACGAGATAGTCAGCATTAAGGACGCTGGAGTTAGGAAGGTCTACGACGCTTCCGTCGCCGATACCCACTGCTTTGTTGCAAACTTTATTGTGGCCCACAATACGTGGGGAGAGATCCTTTTCCTTCGCGAACTCGTTCGGCAGGGTGCTCGCCCACTACTTGTGACGATGGAAATGTCTTCGGATAAGATCATCCGTCGTTTCGATGCCATGTACTCAACGCTTGCATTCGGAGATTTCAGATCGGGTCTTCTTGGATTTGACGGTATTCAGCGCTACATCGACGAAATGAAACGCATGGCGACGGAGGGAGAGTTCTTCATCGCCGGAGATGGACTCGTTCGGTGTCCCGCAGATATCGAGATCCTTGTTCAAGATCTGAATCCCGGAATCATCCTCATCGATGGTGTCTATTTGATGGAGCCGAGCGGTCGAAAGTGGGGGAGCAAGTACGAGAAGGTCTCGACCGTCATAGATGAGCTTCAACCGATGGCACATCGCATCAAGCTTCCAGTCATGATGACGACTCAATTCAACCGAAGTCTCAAGGAAGGCTCGCTCGTCGGTGACTCGGGAAAAGTCGGATATGCGTATGAGATCGTCCAAAATTGTCTACCCGGAGATTCATTGATATCGACCGACGACGGCATCACCCGGCTCGATTCAGTTGTGGGGAAGGCGGGGCTTCGTGTGTGGAACGGCCTACGCAGTGTTCCGGCACGGGTCATGATGACAGGGAAGAAACGGGTCTACGAAGTCCATCTCGACAATGGCCAAGTTGTTCGGGCGTCAAAGGATCACCGATTCCTGGTGCTAGAAAATGGCCACACCTCGTGGGCTGCTGTTGAGGACATTTGTCCGGGAGATGCTGTCTGCAGGGCAAAGCCCTTAATGCGCGAGCCAGATGGGGCTCCTTCGCGGGTAGACGAGCGGAGGGTCCATGGGCGAGATATCAAGCTTCCTTTTGAGATAGACGACTCGATTGCGCTTATTCTTGGTATTTTGACCGGCGACGGTTGGGTTGCCCATGAACGGCAGTGGTCCCTTAGTGGGCATGTCGACGATAGTGACGTTATCGCCGAGTTTGATCGGCTTCTTTTACGGACGTTCGGGGTCAAGTTCTCGGCGATCCACCGTCACCGAAAGACTCTTACCGCCGTGCTGGCATGCCGAGAGCTTGCTCGCCATGCGTACTCAGTATACGGGCTTACAAAAGGAATCGCACATCAAAAAGAAGTTCCGTCGGGAGTCTTGAGCGGCACTCCCGCTGTGTGGATGGCGTTTCTTAGAGGATTATTCGAAACCGATGGGTGCGTAGATCCTAAGGCGGGACACGTAATGTTAACGTCGGTATCCCCAAATCTTGTTCGTCAATCTACTCAACTCTTACAGAGCCTTGGAATCGACTGTTCCATGTTTCCAATTAAGGTATCTCGTTTTGGCCGTCATCAGCCTTATCGAGTTCTGATTGCCAACTCGGGTATCGCTGCTTTTGCTGACAAGATAGGGTTCATCGGGCGCAGAAAACAACTTCTGTTGCGGGATGCGCTGCAGAGGCCCCGTCGGAAAAAGTGGGCGATACCACGAAGCTCCGTAATTGCGACTGTCACTGAGGTAAGGCCGAGCGAAAAAATTGAGCCGATGTACGATGTTCTCACTAACTCTAAGGAGCATGCGTTTTGGGTAGACGGTCTTCTCGCACATAACTGTGACGTTTGTCTGGCCATGTATCGAGACAAGGATCTGCGAGCATCAAATCGGATGCTTTGGTCAATCATGGAACATCGCGAAGGCGAAGACTACTCATGGCTCACTCGATGGGATCTTGAAGAGATGAACTTCGATTTCGTACAAGAAGTCCAGCTTGAAGAGCTTATGGAAGATCAGAAAAAGGGCAAGTCGTCGGCATCGACATTCAAATTCTAAGCTATAAGGAATACGATGAACTCAACTGACATCATTCGTGTGCTGAGAAAGCTGAACGTATCCGAGTACAACTCCGGAAGTCGGAACGTCTATTCAACGTGTTTTCCCGCCGGAACTCCCATCCTCACCGAATATGGGATAACTGCAATTGAGCAGGTGCCCATTGGGTCACGGGTCGTGACGTTTGATCGCGGGCTTAAGCCAGTTACGGCAGTCCATTCTCGTGAGTATTCTGGTCAAGTGGTTACGTTAAAAGTACGGGGACTAAATCAGGCTGTTACAGCGACCGCAGAGCACCCGACATTCATGGTTCCTCGTCACAAAGTACAGTCAGCGATCGGTAAGATACGCCAGTTCCGACGAAAGCTAGGAAAGAATAGTCGGGGTGCTGCAGGGGAAATTTTAAGTGGTGTTGACGTAGAATTGCGCCCTATCAGAGATATATCAGTCGGTGATTTTGTGGTTGTCCCAAACACTCCTGCGGCTTGCTCTGAAATAATAATCGATATAGCTAAGTACGATCGGCCAACTGCGATGCCTCACGGAGGAATTAGACATACTAGACTTACCGTTCCGACTAGCTACGTACTAGACTATGACTTGGCATACTTATTCGGGCTATGGGCAGCGGAGGGCAGCATCAGTTACTATAAAAATACGCCGAATGCCCTTTTGTTCAGTTTTGGCACCGGGGAATCTGTGATAAGCCGGTGCCGACGGCTAGTTCGGGATAAGTTTGGCCTAACCACGGCTGGAACTCCTCGCGGGAGTTGTCATAATTTGTTCGTTGGGAGTGCCATGTTGGCACGATGGTTCGAGGACATGCTCGGGTCCGGGGCGGCAAACAAGCGAGTTCCGGCGTGCATTATTGAGGGAAGCAATGATGTGATACGTGGATTTATTGATGGATTGGTTGAGGGTGATGGCTATACGTACGCTGGTAAATCAGTTCGCGCAGGAAGCTGGACAGCGGTCGAGACTATTTCAGTTGGATTAAGCACGCATCTCATTATTTTGCTTTCGAGACTTGGGATACCGTGCCGATTAACGAGAAAGATGGATAGGACTGATCGTAATGGAGTGCATCATAGTGACTCGTGGTGTGTAGCGTGGGCCAAGAAGCCCTCACGATGCGCTGGCCGCCGCATTGGCGGGATGATGGCGTATCCAGTTAAAGAGAGGGCAGTCAAGCATTTTTCTGGCGACGTATTCAATCTTACGGTCGGCGTGGGGGAAACATACGCAGTTGGAGCAGTCGCGGTACACAATTGCCCCCTCGCGAAGTGGCAGCATCCAAAAGGGCGAGACGAGAATCCGAGCATGTCGATCAAGGTCGATCCCATTGGAGACTCTGCCTGCATGTGCTGGTCAGGAGCATGCGGATTCCGAGGAACGATTACGTCGCTCTCAAAGATGGTGAATCACCTCTCTGGCGGGCAGCACGACGAGGCAGTCGAACTCGCGGAAAAGCTTGAGTGCGCAGATCTCCAAGCTCGTCTCGACGCGGTGTTCAGCGACGATGCTCCGGAAGAGGAAGTCCTGTTTGACGAGAGCAAACTAGCTCCGTTTGCACGTCGCGTCCCTCGGTACGCCGTCGCCCCGATTCCAGATGGTCGAGGGTTGACGATAGATACGTGCAAAGAATGGGAACTTGGATACGACGATCTTCGGCACCGGCTTGTAGTTCCGGTCCGCAATCTCGACAGTGATCTTGTCGGTATGATGGGAAGATCGATCTACAAGCATCAGCTGCCGAAGTGGTACGCGTACTGGGGATTCTCAAAAGGTCGGTATCTCTATGGTGAACATAAGATCGATCTGTCCCTTAAGCGCGTGATTGTTGTTGAAGGAATGCCTGACGTGTGGCGACCGTGGATGTTTGGTCATCGAAACATAGTCGCCCTTCTTGGATCTCGGCTTACCTCTGGACACGCGTCTCTCCTACTGCGTTGGGGACTAGATGTATATTGGTTCCTCGATGGAAATGACGCAGGACGAGAAGGAACGTCACAGTGTATTGGATTGATGCGTGGGAAGCTGCCACAATACACGATCAAGTGTCCCGAAGGAGAAGACCCCGGATCAATTAAGACAAAAGAGGAAATGGACGCCATCATTTCGGCGGCTGAATTCGTTCTTTAGATCTTGACAACGTAGGATGGGTAGTCCATTATACGCGGACAAATGCGATAAGGGATATGCGATACGATATTAGCATAGGGAATAAGAAAGGAGCACCCCCACCCCTCTAGCTTTCCCAACATCGCAAATTTTAGGGCATAGGATAGGGAGATCAATCATGCCACAATGGTTCGAAACGGGTATGCAGGGCGTTGAACGAGAGAAGATCGAGCGCGAGAAGAAACGGAATGTTCCGTGGCGCTTCTTCCTCAAGGTCGGACAGAGCACGAGAATCGTATTCCTCGATGACTTCACTCGTGTTCGTGCAGTCGAACTCCCCGGTTCGGGAGAAGTCATCAAGCAGCCAGTCGTTCCCTTCTGTTTCCCGGCAGGTGCGCAGGTTCTCACGGACGCCGGGGCGCTCTCCATTGAGAGTGTAATTGCGGGACAGCGCGTGATGCGGAAAGACGGGACTTGGGGTACGGTCTCGCAGCTGCATCACCGAAAGTACGACGGGCGAATGGTGTCGGCGCGGGTAGCAAAAAGCTCGGAGCCGATTGTAGGAACTGCCGATCATCGCGTTCCTGTCGTCGAAGTGTCGGCTTGCATCCACACGTCTCCGAAGTCTCGCAATAGGAAATACTGCGCGCCGTCGTGCAAGGTATCCTGCAGCAAGGCGTCTCGCGAGTATTCGGTCGTCGAAAAGCGTCTCGGCGATCTTGTTGAGGGCGATTTCCTTCTGATGCCGGGAGCACACAACTGTCCCGCTCCCGCGACGATCGAACATCCCGCTGGAATGGGTCGGGACGTTGTTAGCCACAGCTCTAAGGTCACGGAAGAGCTGGCATGGCTTGTCGGCATGTACGTGGCAGAGGGTTGCCATCATCACGGCCCCACGTTCTCCCTGCATCGCGAGGAGACCGATATCCAGGAGGCGATCTCCGAGCTGATGGAGTCGATCTTTGGTCTCGATGCCCACATTGTCGACCACCCGACGAGTCAGGAGCGCCAAGTTTGCTTCTACGCAACGGAAGTTGGCAAGTGGTTCGAGAATGAGTGCGGAAAGCACGCAAACAACAAGCGGTTCCCGCAGTGGGTCATGGAAGCTCCGAGGCCAATTCAGGCTGCGGCACTGGATGGCTACTTGGCCGGAGACGGGAATCACTACGAGGGCCGACGGGATCGCACAAGCCGCATGATGGCGGCGACGGTCTCGAAGACGTTGGCGTATCAAGTCAGGGCTCTTGCAATTGCGCTGGGGAAGAAGCCGAGTTTCTCTGTGCGCCCGGCGAGCATTGATTCCAATGGTGTCTCTCGGCAGGAGTCGTACTGGATCAGCTGGTCGATGAATTCGAAGTTCACCGACGGGTTTTTCCTTGATGGAATGCTGGCAGTTCCGGTCCTCTCGGTAGAGAGTTACGACGTTGTCGACACCGACGTATACAATCTCGGCGTCGATGGCGAACACTTCTACACGGTCAATGGGATTGCCGTGCACAACTGCTTCAACGAGCACAATCTGACCATAGACGGTGACTGGAAGAACTGGTTCACCTGTCTAGCCAAGATCGATCCCCCGTGTCCAATCTGTTCTAACGGACACTACAAGTACTACATCGGCATGTACACGGTTCTCGCCGAGTGGCAGGATCAGGATGGCGTTGCGCACTGGTCGAAGCGGCTCTTCGCCGCAAAGATCGACGCAATCGAGCGCATTCGAATGAAGCAAGGTCAGTACAAGAAGGACGGTCGAATCGCCGATGGCCAGTTCCAGTACGGAATGTTCCACGTATCACGAAGTGGCGAGCGTAGCGTCGTTACTGGCGATGATCTCGAATTCATCCGTACGCTCAGTCGAGAAGAAGCCGAGGGGCTGCTTCCTGCTCCGCAGCAGGGACAGGAACCACTCACCGTCGATCCATACGACTACATGAAGCTGTTCGAGCCGAAGTCGAAAGCAGATCTCGACAAGCTCCTCAGGTCCGGCCGCGTTCAACCACCTCGCGACAAGAAGAGCGGCGTTGCCGCGAAACCCGACGCGTTCGGAGGAAAATCGACGGTCAGTTCATCGGCGAGCGATGTTGGTGGAACCGATGGCGCATCGGATGGCGAGACTGCCGCCGACGCCATCGAATTCTAACCAACGCTGCCCGGGACGATAATTTCACCCGAGAGGCAGGTGCGGAATGTCTGATTCTGTCATTGCGTTATTTGACGAGGCTATCGGAAGCATTGATAGACACGAGTCATTTGCATTCGACATTGAAACTACGGGTCTCGATCCGCTGACCACTGACCTCTTGGTCTTGTCATTAGCAACGGAAGACGGGGCATGGGCTATCCCATTCGCGGGGCCTGTGCCCCATCTTCGTTGGCAAGACCCAGAGATGTTCACGCGGATTCAGCATGTGTTCAGTAATCCTCAGAAGCTCGCCATTTCATGGAATGGCGGGTTTGACGACAAACATCTCATTTATCGGGGATTCGATCTCAAGACGCGAGATGCCGATGGGATGGTCGGCGTCTGGTTGTTGGATGAGATGCTCGCGAAGACGAAGATGATAGGTCTAAAGAAGCAGGCGAAGATCGTGCTTGGCGTCGATATGTCAGAATTCGAAGATACTCGATTGCTCGAAGGAATCGTCGACGAACAGGCATTGGCGTATGCTCGTGATGACGCAAAGTATACCTACGTCATCTGGCATGACCACGTGTGGCCGAAGCTTCAAGAGGAGGGTCTCACGAAGGTCTTCGAACGTATCTGCATGCCAGTTCTTCGAGTCCTCTCGGAGATGGAACTCAATGGATGCACGATTGATGTTGAACAGCTTAAGAAGATCGAAAAGGATCTCATAGTTCAGAATGATGAGGTTCTCCTAGAGCTTCAGGCGATGTCTGGAAATCCAAAGTTCAATCCGGGATCATCGAAACAGCTGGCGACACTTCTATTCGGTCAAATGAGCGTGCTTAAGATTCCGGTGAAGCGTGGGCACGAGTGGAAAGTCAAATCGAAACAGTGGTCAACTGACAAGCGCACACTTCGGCGTTACAAGAATGATCATCCAATCTTCGAGAAGCTTACGGCATATCGTAAATCTAAGAAGCTACTCTCGACGTATGCGACGCCGCTACAGGAGCGTGCCTTGGCGTCGAAAGACGGGCGTGTCAGGAGTAGCTACCGTCAGACCGGAACAGTGTGTGTACGTCACGATACACTGATCCCGACTGACCGAGGGCTTGTCGAGATATCGTCCCTTCTTCCTACGTGTGAGTCAGTATCGCCGCTTGAGTGCCGGGTTGCAACGAGAACTGGGACGGATGTGACGTCGCAGATCGTTCACAATGGCGTTCGACCGACACGCCGGATAAGAACGAGACTCGGATTCGAGCTTGAGGGAACAACCATTCATCCAGTATGGACGAATCGGCATCTCCGCAATGGAATCGACGCAATTACGCAGAGTCGTCGAGATGAGGTGCTTGCGCAAGGAGAGTGGGTGCAACTTGGTGACCTTCGAGA